GGGCGCTTTTGAGAACAGGACTTTGTAGACGACGACCGCGCCCAGAAGAGCGGCAATCACAACCGCGCCGGACAGCGCGTACTGCATCGGGCCTTCATCTTGCGAGGCCGCAACAATTGCGGTCGGTATAGAACCACCACCAGCTATCTTGCCGACGGTGTCGAGGTTGATACCTTGGCGGATGCGTGCGGTGACTTTCGTATCCTCCTCGAGCGCCTTGCCTGCCGCGGGTTGAGTCGGCGCAGCAATGTTCTCGGCGCCTCGTGCGAGCTTCCACGCGCGGTCGATAACGCCAGAGTCGCCGTCTTGGACGCCGATCTCGTCGCCCATGACTCGACGGGTCCATCCGCGGCCGAATGTCTTGAACGTGGACAAGGTTTTCATCCAGTTCCAGCGATTGGTGCAGAGCTCTTCCACAATATCGTCGATCTCGTTCTCGTACTCGAGCTCTTTGATCTTTCCGAGTGTGACGTTGCCCAGCTGGCCGTCAGCAGGAACGCCGATGATGCGCTGCAGGAACTTGACTGCTCGCGAAGGCCCTGAGTTAACACCGAAGTCATAGACGGCGTAGTCGAGGCCTGAAGGCAGCTGGTCACCTTTGACCGTATCCCAGTACTGCGTCCGGTAAATCTTAACAGCCTCGTCCTCGGTTATGGAACGCACCGATTGCGTCGGCAACCCGTTCGAGCGCCGCCAGCCATCATAGACGCGCTGAGTCACACCTTTGTTGGTTGCCCCGCCCGGGTCACGAGGGTGGTTCACATAACCGCCTTCGTGGGTAGCAACCCATCCTTGGATCATGGCAAAATTCTGGCGCATATCAGAGTCCTGCTTCTTCAAACGCCTTCGGGGCGTTGCGTTTCAGTTCAGCGAGCGTGTAGCGCCGCCCAAGATCATTTTGGAAACGCTCAGGAGCGATCCCGCCTTCGTGCCACAGCTTATACCGAGTCGGACCAAGCACATCCTTCTGCGTAGCCGCCCCTTGACGACTGAGCCACTCAAAGTATGTCACATTTCCGGGTACTTGTCCATCCATGGAAGCACGAGTTCCAGGTGGAAGGTCTTCGGCGTTGAATCCAAGCTCCTTCCAGGACTTCGTCACCGCGACCGTTGTTGATCGGCAGTTGATGTGCGCCGGAGGTCGGGCAAATGGAGGATCAAGGCGAGACGCACCGCTGGGTGGTCGCCAGTTAGTAGAATCAACGACAGGCCCAACCTTTCCGTCTCGTTCCTGGCAGATGGGTGTTGTCCGCGTGTCGAGCGTCGAGACCCAGCGGACTCCTTTAAGCAAGTCGCTGTTCGCCTCCCATACCTTCTGGCGACCTTGATTGGTCGCGTGGTTCGTGGATGTGCGCACGAGAGCCTCGAGACCCCGGCGACGCGCCTGTAGGGTACCGTCTTTGAAGTTGCTCGAGCGTGTGCCTAGCAGATTGCGTGTAATCTGTTCGCGTGTTGCCCCTTCGGTAATCCCTTCAACGATGGTGTTCCAAGTGGTCGCGTTCAGTGAGCGGTGGAACGCATCGACCCAGTCGCCAATCGGCGCACCGTTGAACGGCGACGAGATAACCACTGACTGAAGCACGCCGAGATTGGGCGTCGTCACATCGAGTCCCGCGGGCAGGATGCGCACAAAAGCGGCTTCCTCGATCTCTGCGGCAACCTTGAAAGCGTCGCGCACGTTGTCAATGAGTACGGGGGTCATCTGCGCGCTGAGGGCGCTGATCAGGTTAGCGACCTGAGCCTGCAACGCGTTTAAACGGGCCACCGTGAAGCGCGCGTCCATGTCTATGCTGTTCAAGAGATACTTGACGTTGTTCTCAGTTGCTCGAAGGAGTCGCAGAGCCTCCCTCACGTCGTTGTTCTGAAGGCGTATCCAGCGCACTTGCTGTGCGACCTGAAAATCCATGAAGCGTTCGTTGATTGATGCCATAGGTCTCGTACTGCTTTCGGCAATGGGATAGCTCCCACAAGATTAGGAGCATGATAGCGTCCACTGTCCGGTAACGCAATCGACGATCCAGGATCCACAGTTCGGCGCATATCGTTAGGTGGTCGAACCGTCCTATGCGTCGGTTTACCCAAAGGGAAGCCCGCGCCATTCTTGATATGGCGCGGGCTCGGCAAGTCATTTCTTCTTGTTCATCGCCACTCGACCGCTTCCTCTCAATCGTCGGCGCAGGCACCCGTTGCCTTGCCTGTAAGTGGATTGTAGCCACAGGCATCACCAGTCGCAACCATTTCAAGCTGCTTTACCTCGTTTTCCGGCACTACATCGTCGAGAGACTTCATGATACCAAACCGCTTCCCGTCAATCCGGAAAGTGGTGCAACCTTTCGCCCCGCGTTCCCACGCGTCAACGTAGACGCCCGCGAACTCTGCGAACGTCACAGCACCACCCACGTTGATGGTTTTCGAGATCGACGAGTCAACGTACTTCTGCGCCTCGGTATAGACTTTGACGTGCTCTAAGACAGTGAGGTCATCCGCGCGGCGCCCTTTGACGCCGAACTCCCGGACACCATAGTCGTCAATCTCGACATACTGCTTGGTCACGCCGTCCTGATTGATTATCTCTCGGCCAGTCTTGTAGGAGAAGACGGGTTCGATGCCAGACGACATGTTGTCCGCGGTGAGCGAGATGGTTCCCGTGGGTGCGATGGAAGTCAGGTGCGAATTGCGGAGTCCATGAGTGCGGATGAGGTCCAGCACGTCGTCGTCGAAGACACCCGACTGCACAAATTTGCCTGCCATGAACTTCTCTACATCCCACATTGGGAACGCGCCCTTCTCGGCGGCAAGTAGTGCCGATGCGCGGTAAGTCTCATTCAGCAACGTCCGAAGTATCAAAGACTGCTCTGTGATGTAGTCATCCGTGCCGTAAGCATGACCCATCGCCTCGATTGCGTTCGCGATGCCGGTCATACCAAGGCCCATGCGGCGCTTGTCCCTGGCTTCCTTCTCCTGCTGAGGCAGTGGATACAGCGCTGAGTCAATAACATTGTCCATCATGCGCACGATGCCGGGGATGTCTGCTTTGAATGCCTCGTAGTCAAAGAACCACGCGTCGCCGAACTTGCGCATGTACTTGGGAGCTGCAAACGAGCCGAGAAGGCACGCACCGTAGGGTGGCAAAGGCTGCTCACCGCAAGGATTGGTTGCCGCAATTGTTTCACAGTAGTAGAGATTGTTCATTTCGTTGATCCGGTCAATGAACAGGACGCCAGGTTCCGCCCAATCCCACGTCGCCCGCATCAGCTTCTCCCACAACGCAGCAGCATCAACCTCGCGAACGACTTCACCGTCGAATACCAAGTCAAACATCTCGCCACTTCTGGCGGCATTCATGAAGTCGTCGGTTACAGCAACCGACACATTGAACGCGGACAACCGGTTCTGGATAGATACCTTCTCGACAATGTCCAGGATGATTGCTTTCTCCTCGTCGTCGAAGCGAGTCTGGGATAGCAAGAACTGAGCTTTCTGCACATCGTCAACAAGTGCTGCTGTCTTCGCGTCAATGAACTCCTCAATGTCGGGATGGTCAATGCGCAGGACGCCCATCTGCGCACCTCGTCTACCGCCCGCGGACCTGACCGTCTTGCACGTCGCATTGAAAGGCTCCATGAAAGACACAGCGCCCGATGCTGCTGAGCGCAGCGACTTGATGAAAGCGCCTCGCCACCGCAGCGTCGAGAAATCATAGCCGATACCACCACCCATTCGCATCGTCTGGAATGATTCTGAGACCTTGTCTATGATGTCCAAGGAGTCATCTTTGATGGTTCCCGACACGAAGCAGTTGTGCGCACATATCCGCATCGGGGCACCGACCGCACGTTGAACGCGTCCCGCGGGCATGAATAGCTGGTGAAGGAGCGACATGTAGATGTCTGTCTGGTGCTGCGCGTTGTCTGCGAGTTCGTGGGCTATTCGCCAGCACATGTCTTGGAAGGCTTCGTCGGGACCGATACGGTATTTCTGGATGTGCTGATCAATAGACACGGGATGGCTTGGGCCATACATATTCGCTGCTCCTTGGGCATGGTGTGATTACGCCCAACAGGCGTGAACT